AGTACGCCAGTTCTTAGGCCGCGCCTGTTTAATCATTGATAACGTGGTATATCCTCAGTTTGAGTTGGGTGAAGATGTTTATGATTTAGAAAACTTTGTAGAGATACCCAAATCGGAGAGTGAATAGAATGGCTACAAAGAAGCTCACAATCAAACAAAAGAAGTTTGTGAAAGCTTATGTTGCTAATGATGGGAATGGTCAAGAAGCGGTCAAGGCAGTATACGATATTACCTCCGATAGTTCGGCGGCTGCAATTGCTAGTCAGAACTTAAACAAGCTTAACGTCAAGGAAGCTATAGACCAAGCCTTAGAAAAACACGGTATAACGATTGATGCAGCAGTAGCGCCTATAGCAGATGGACTCATAGCTCAGAAGGTCACTTACTCAGATGATGAGGGTACTGTAGTCACTCCAGACCATACAATACGCCTCAACGCTTCTAAGATGGCACTCAAGCTACTAGGCGCAGAGAAGAATGATACAGCAGGTAGTGGCAATACTTTCAACTTCATCAACAACGCCAATTTTAGCCCGAGTAAATACAAGAAATGACGACTTTTAAGACATACACATGCGAATGGTGCGATAGAGTATTCGATGCTCAACTTAGGGCAAAGAATAAACCGCAGCCAAAATACTGTAGCCTGGCTTGTAGCGCCGAATCTCGTAAAGGAAAGCCATCAAAGAATAACAAACAGATACCAAAGCAATGTGAATCATGTGACCGAACATACTTCATTCCCCTTAGCAGAAAAGATACTGCTACATCCTGCTCTGACGAATGCCGCCAAGCACTACACGGCATGAAGGTTATTAAGCACGGCAAAAGCAAATCAAAAGTCTATGCGGTTTGGGCAAATATGAAAAAGCGATGTACTAACCCAAACGACCCGAACTGGAAATACTACGGAGGCAGAGGCATAATCGTATGTAAAGAATGGCTAGACTCATTTGAAGCTTTCTATCAGTATATGGGAGACCCGTCACAGGGTTTAACGATTGATCGGATTGACAATGATGGAAATTACGAACCAGGGAACGTACGTTGGGCTGATTATGTTACTCAGTCTTTCAACTCGCGAAGGTGGCAACGATGAGTGGGATAAAATACGCCGATTTCATATCTGATTGTTTCTATCTGAAAGACAAGCAGGGTCGTATCATCCCCTTCAACTTCAACGATGTACAGGCAGACTACTACGACCTACTAGAACAGGACTACCCCGACTTCCAGGGTATCCGAGAGAATATCCTCAAGGGCCGTCAATTCGGTATATCTACCATGTGGGGCGGTATCTTTACGACGGACTTTATTTATTCAGCGTTAGGAGAGATACAACTCACCAACTCAGATATTTATTCATACAAAGACGAGGATACAAAGTCACACTTTGAGCGCGTCAATTTATTCATTAACTCATGGCTTATTAAGACTCGTGGTGGTGACTATGGGGAACTAATCGCAGCAGGCCAACTACGAGAGGTACAGGAAGCTATTATCGCACTCCGTAAAGAGTTTTTCCGTATTGATACCCAGAACTACCTCGAATCTATGAACGGTACACAGATCATGACTAAAACCGCATCAGCTAAAGTATCTGGTCGCGGTAACACTAAACAGAACATTCACTGGACAGAACCAGCGTTTTACCCGAACACCGAGATACTATCAGCCAAACAACTCATCACTGGTGCAGAGGAGCAGGTCGCAGACGGTATCGGTAAGATCGTACGTGAGTCTACCGGCAACCTCGCAGGTGATTACTACGCTGAGGAGTACTACTTAGGCAAAAAGGGTAAATCAGAGTTTAAGAGTCGCTTCATCGCATGGTACTCACACAAACCATACACACGAGAAACGCCTCAAGGATGGGAGCTACCGGCTTATTACACCAAGATCGTAGAAGATGGGCTCGCAACCCCAGAACAATGCTACTGGCACTACATGAAGACTCGTGAGCTATCTGATAAGGGCAAGCTACGTGAATATCCAACGATGGATAAAGAAGCATTCCTATTTGGCGGCAATCCATACTTCGATGCTGAGGCGTTACTGTACTACACCAACAACACAATAAAACCAATCCGAGAGGTCGAATATGCTACGGCTTTTTAGGCAAATCGAACAAAACGAATTTTTTGTTGTCGGTGGTGACTGCTCGCAAGGCGGTATAGATAGTAACTGGGCGCAGTTTATCTCAAAAGACCGTGTAGATGTACCGCTGATACTCGAACAAAACGGCGTTGCTGCTGATATGACCCCGATACTACATCAAACACTAGAGTGGCTATTCGATAAAACTGGCGTACAACCAGTCGTCGCACTTGAGCGAAACATGGGCGGAGCAAGTGAGATGGAGCGGTTACGCAAGCTCAATAGGCTAAACAAATACCGACTCTACCAGTACAAGCGCATGGGTAAAACTGACGGCGAACGCCAAACACAGATACTCGGCTTTACAACCGACTCAGTATCCCGACCACGAATGCTCGGTGATCTAAAAGTCGCGGTAGATAGTATCGGCATAAAACTATATGACGAGGAGACAGTAAACCAATTGTCTACATTCATAGTGAATAAGAACAACAGACCAGAAGCAGCGCCGAATACACACGATGACGCGGTAATGAGCCTTGCAATAGCGTGGCAACTGTATCAGACAGAGGAAAAGGTACTACTCGATGATGACGACGACGGTTATACATCAGGCGATCTTACTTCGCTTTGGGGGCAATGATGAACTTTATCTCTGCATCACGCCTAGCACGTACAGCATCCTCAAGCTTCACAAACTTTTCTCTGTATACCTTCTTACCTTTAACGAATAACTCAGCACTCCATTTCTTCGCAGTTTTGTCCCAATTAACACCAGCATACCCCGATTTGTTATTCGAGTTGATACGACGGTTCAAGACTTGCTCGGTGCGACTTGCCCACCTCACGTTACCTGGTTCATACCCTCTGTCGTTGTCAATCCGGTCTAGAGTCATACCATCAGGTCGAGGTCCAACATATGCGTAAAACTTATCAAATGAATTATCCCAATCATCACAGACCTTTATTCCTCGCCCACCATAGTGCCTATAGTTTATTGACCTCTCGTTATTGCAACGACTTCGCATCGAAAGCCACACACGATATTCCGAAGTATCTGTCATGCCGTGAAACTCATGGTTTCTTTGTTCCCTGTATTCAATGGCTTGTCCAGGATGCCTACGTTGCCATTCATAGTGTTTGTTACACAGACCACCCCATTTTACAGGTAGCTCACAATTATTTTTCTTACAAGTCTTCATTCTCCACAGTATACAAGAAATTACCAGAAATAACCATAGCAATAAGGGGGTAAACAAATATGGACTTTGGTACAGAAGAAATAACAACGACGATAGATGACAACGGCTCATCAGTAACGATCAAGCGAAACTATGTGCGTGGTGACATAGTCCGACCTGTACGCCATCAATACGCTATTAAGAAACGTGTAAAGAATCAAGCCGAAGAACACGCAGCATACCTAGAGTTCTCTGACATGATTGCCAGCGACCCGAAGAAACTTGACCCGCAGTTTAAGCTGGAGTTCTCAAAGCTTGGCAAAGAGAACGGGTACTACAACGTCGTAGTCTGTTACACACAGTTAGAAAATTAAGCTATACAACCATTACACCGATTATGCTATAATGTAACTAGCAATAACACTGAAAAAGATACCAGGCGTTGCGCAACAACACAGGTATCTACTCAGTGTTCTCCTACTTAAAAGAAGACAACTTACTTTCTACTTATACTGCCTCCAAAGAATACACGGAGTCGCTTACTCAACCATTTCCTGAGTTTGAGCGTATTGCTCGCAACCGTCCGAAAAAGAACATCGACCCACGCTATCCAAAAACAACCGATGGTACTACCGCAGCAACGCTTAGAAAACTCGGCAAGCGGGTTGTACAACAGCTTCCTACTGGAGTAGTTGAAACTGATGATGATAATGCATGGCTACCTATCGTCGCTGGCTTCATTTACCTCAACAAGATACTACCTTACGCCAACTTAGAGTACGACCTCATCCAAAAGTGCTGGCAGGTTATCGAAAAAGGCGCTACATTCGGCGCTACTGCTACATATGCCCCGTTTATCAACCACGACGGCTATTTCTGTCCTGATCTTACCCTGCCATACTGGGGTGATACGTTTATTCAAGCTGGCAAGAAATCAGGCTATGACTGTAAATACGTCTTCTTACGCTCTTGGTGGCAACCAGAAGACATCGACGCGCTTATCGACCAAGAAAAGAAACTCAAGAAACAAGCCAAAGAACGTGGTGAAGTATACGAGTCAACTTGGGACTTAAAAGCCCTCGAAGACATCAAAGACAAGACCTCTAAGAAGCCAACTGAAGCGGAAACACCTACCGAAAAAGACCGCAACGTTAAAACAGACGCAGTTGAAATCATCACTGCATTCCAAAACGGCGTTGGCGCGACATTCTACACATTTGCTACCGCTTCTGATGAGAGCGGTGAGGAAGAAGTCACTGTACTCCGTCGCAAAAAGAATAAAGACCCTCGTGGCAAAATGCCTATTGACTGGTACTACCACGATTCAGACGGCGCAAACCCATTAGGCCGAGGTATCCCTGAACTTGTCGGTGGTCTACAGAACCTTATCGACGCAGATATGCAGATGTATCAGTTCAACCGCGCATTGATGCTCGCTCCTCCTGTCGTTGTAAGGGGTATCCCAAAGAAGAAGGTAGTATTTGCCCCGAACGTCATCATCGATGTTGGCAACAGCCCTGATGCTGATGTCAAACCACTCACTATCGACACAGCTGCTGTCACGAACTACCCGAACCTATATGGACTACAGAAATCACAATTGCTTAATCTCGTATCAAGCCCTGACACGAGCATCAGCGCCGAAATAGGAAACCCCGGATTTGGTAAAACCCCTAGCGCTATTAACGCACAGCAAGCAAACATCTCAGTTGACGACAACCACACACGCAAGAACTTTGAAGCATGGTACGAACACTGGGGTGAAACAGCTATTAACCTCTACTTTGCAGAGCGTACTGGCGTAGAAGAATTACAACTCGATAAAGATACCGCACAGAAGCTCCTAAAGCTCGTCAGTGAAGGCAAATTAGTGCTTGAAGAGCCTCACCTATCCGCACTCCAAAACGACAACAAGATCATGATCGACTACGATACCGCGACTCCTGCCCTCAAATTCCGAGTCGATGCGTCTACATCAAAGATGAAAGAGGACGCTACTCAGGCCGAAATCCTGACTAACCTCCTGGCATCACTTGAAGCAAGCCCTATCCTTTCTCAGACCGTCCCACAAGAGAAGATTCTCGCAACATGGAACAGAATTGTCGCTAACTCTAGTGTTGAAGACCCCGAAGAGCTAACCGTTGATATAGAGGAATTTCTACAGCAGCAACAAATGGCGCAGGAGCAAATGGCACAGCAACAAATGGCCATGCAGCAGCAACTCCCTGCTGAATTACCACAAGAACAAATGTTAGACATTGGCCCAGAGATGCCACAAGAGGCTATGGAGCAGCCAAGCGATGCAGAACAGGTATTTAACCAACTCGCATCTATCGGCCTCCCAGACAGCCTATTAAACGAGGCAGGACAGGCTCTACAAACCGGTGAAGACCCTGATCTCGTGCTTGAAGGTATCCAGCAACTAATCGCTGAGAGGGCGTAACCATGCAAGAAGATAATGTCTATGTGAACGACGGGGCGTTTTACGCCATGACCGATGAAGTCGATGTTACCGATGTTGAACGCGATAAAGAAGAAAACGAAGTACGCACAAGCGCCCCTACTTTAGCTAAAGCAATCGACCATTTACAGCAACGAGCAGGCTTCTACGAGTCTATTAACGCTATAGACCAATCAGTCCTACTTAACCCTGAAGAGTTTATGCATGTTGTTGCAGGTAACAAACACGCAGCCACAATTCTCCGCCAAGAAGCCCAAGAACTGAAAGGACTTTTAGACGAATACACCCAAACCAAGTAGAGATGTATTGTTTCCTGCTGGTAATCCTCGAAGCGCCGGCAGGAAAGAGCCCATCTCAGCTCTCACTTCGCCAGTGAAATAAGGCGTAAAACAAGGAGAACCACATGCCAGACGAGGAAGGCACACAAGTCGTAAATGAAACAGCTGTAGTTGACACAGCTACCACCGATTCGACGACGGAGGAAAACAACAGTACGCAGGTGGCAGATCAAACCCCAGTTGGTCGTCAGACCGATTCAGGCGAGATTGTCCTAGAAACACCAGAAGTAACAGAAGATACGGACACCTCAGAGAGCTCAGAGGACACAGACACTACTGAAGCAGATGATGTCGAAGAACCACCAAAACGAGGTGCAGAAGCTCGCAAAGAGCAACTGAATACCGAAATCAGGGACTTAGTAAGTGAACGAAACGCTATACGCGCTGAAGTAGAACGGCTCAATGCACAAGTCTACCAACCAGCCAGCGTCGAAGAACTTACCGAGCAAGTCAATCCAGAGACAGGTGAATACTACAACCGCTTAGAAGCTCAAATCGAATCAATGCGACAAGAGCGTGAAGTAGAGAAGTATAACAACCAAGTTGCAGAGACACGCTTTAGCCTCGCTAACGAAGCAAGCAAAGCACTCCAAGACTTCCCTATGTTTGACGAAACTAGCCCTGAATACAACCCACAAGCAGCACAAGCCGCAGATCGGGTACTTGGTCAAAGTTTAATCCGCGACCCTAATGTACCTGAAATTGACCCATCAACGGGTCAACCTACTGGTCTTGGCGTTGTTATCGGGTCACACATCTCACCATATCAGCTATATCAATCCCTTGCCGTGTCCGCGCAAGCAAGCGCGCAGAAAGCCAAATTACAGGGACAACGAAACGTCGAAAAAATGCTATCGCAAACTGATACCGTCACTGGTGGTCAGGGACGTAGCAAAACTTTTGAACAGATGTCACTTAAAGAGCAAGAAGCGTGGCTACGCAAAAAAGGACACGACATATAACGTCGTAAAGGACACTTAAATGGCAGCTAACACAACTAGCACGCTCAGTAATGAAATGATGACTTTCCTCATCAACGATTTCTTGACTCGTTCAGAAGCACTTACCATCCACAGTGAAGGTGCTAAAAAGCGCACTCACTCACAAAACAGCGGTAAAACAATGACTTGGAACCGCTACACCCCACTTACAGCAGCTACAACTGCATTGACTGAGGCAACTAACCCAACTGAAAACAACATCGCAAGCACAACTGTTTCAGCTACTGTCGCTGAATACGGTAACTTCGACAAGATCTCTAGCCTGCTTTACGGTACGTCAATTGACCGCGCAGCTAAAGAAAAAGTAGAAGTGCTTGCACAGAACGCAAGTGAAACGCTTGACACGCTTGTTCGTAACGAGCTATTCACTGGTGCAACAACGCAATTCGCGGCAGCACGTACAGCTCTTACAGCAGTCACATCTGTTGACGTATTGACCGTTGCTGAAATCCGTAAAGCAGTCCGTACTTTGAAGAAGAACAACGCTATCACTTACGGTGACGGTTACTTCCTCGGTAAAGTCGGCCCTGACACAAGCTTCGACCTTATGGGCGACACAACTTGGGTCAACGCACACAGCTACAAAGACGGTGGCGAACTCTACAAGGGTGAACTCGGTAAACTACACCGTGTCCGCTTCCTTGAGTGTTCGAGCAACCAGAAGTCAGAGGCTTCAACAGTTACTGTTTACTCTAACTTCATCCACGGCCAAGAAGCTATCGGTACGGTTGATCTTGCTGGCGGTAACAAGCAGCTTATCATCAAAGAATCTGACAAGAGCGACACAAGCAACGCACTTAACATGTTTATGACTATCGGTTGGAAGGCTACCTTCGCTACGAAGACCCTTAACAGCTCATGGATAGTAAATATTAAAAGCGCTGCGAGCGCCTAGTCAGTAACATCATAGAAACGAGGTAATATGACTACAACTAAAGACGAACAGCCCAAAGAAGTAACTGAGCGCGAAGAGGTTATCTCTTCAAAGTCAGTCCTTCGCAAAGATGTACTCAAAGCCTACAACGAAGGCGCAAACTACTACGACTTAGCCCGCGAGTTCATCGGATTCGAGAGCGAAGAAGCAGTAGAAAAAATACGCCAAATCGTAGAGGGTTAATATGGATTCCAGTCGGGATGCTGACCTCTCAGCCTTGCACAAGAGGTTTCATGACACAGATTTACCGATGGGGACTCGGCAAAGAGCCTATCGCACGTTTCAAACCATCCAACGCCAGATAAAGGATAAAGGATTGAATGAACTACGGCATAGGCTTATCCGAGCCCACCGCGCTAATGATGTACATGAAGCAGATAAAATCGAACAGCAACTAAAGGAGTACAGCTACCGACATGGATACCCCGTCAAAGAATAAGTTACGAATACTCGCTATTCACTCTATTCAAGGCACAGATTACACGCGCCACTCAGCTATTGATATGTGGCGCGTTTTCTGGCCTTTAGAAGAACTAAAGAAACACGTTGATTGGATAATCGACTACCAAACATCGTTTATACCGAATGGCGATACATATACGTCCGTAGAGCAGTTTGACGAAGCGGAACTGGAGAAAGTCGCACAACACCTCGGTTCGTATGACATTATATTCAGCTCATACCAACCCTCGCCATTTGTATTCTCTCTGCTTAAAATGATCGAGAAGCGCTATGGAACGAAGTATGTCCTCGATGATGACGATGACGTATATAACATCGAACCAGACAATCCGTTTTGGCTGAAAAGCAAACCGGAAGATGTTTATTACATGCAACGTATGATCGAGCTAAGCTCACACATCACTACCACTACACCAACACTACAACGACGCTATCAGCAAGAAACCGCAGCAAAAGTACACCTTGCACCCAACTTTATTTCCAACGCTTACAAAAACGACGTCGTGAAAGACCCTGAGAGGCTTACAATTGGCTACTTTGGTGGTGCAGGCCATTATCATGACTTACACGAAACAGGAGCGATACAGGCAATAGAAAAGATCATGCACGAGTTCAAGCACGTACATTTCGTGACTGTCGGCGTACCGATTGACCACTCACTGCCTAGTAAACGAAAGCACGAGCATAACGCAACAAATGTCCACGACTGGGTATACAAGGTATTTCCTAGGCTCAATATAGATATTTCTATCGCTCCGCTTCGTTTAACTGAATTCTCCAAATCAAAGAGCAACATCAAATGGCAGGAAGCAACCCGTCTATACTCAGCGTTTCTATCAAGTAATATCGGCCCGTACAGCGAACTGCCACCACATGTACTTACTCGTGTCGATAATACACCTCAAGCATGGTACGAAGCGCTAAAAACACTCATAACCGACACTGAAAAACGCCATGAACAGATCAAGAACGCCAAAAAAGAACTTGCTGACAACTGGACGCTAGAAAAGAACTGGACAGTCTACAAGGAGCTGTTTGAGCGTGTAAAAGCATCGTAATTATGCTATAATGTAGCGAGAAACCGACGAACAATCCTACGCTAAAAGAAGCGAGATGCGACCCTAAAGAACAGGGCAGACGCGAACGGAGCTATAGCGAATAACTAGGATAGTCGAAAAACTATACCGCCTAAAGGCTAAAAAGAGTCTCACACGTTATAACTGCTATTCATACAGCATTTATTAACAAGTTGAGAGATTGCTTACGCTTGACAAATATTACGCCATGTGGTATATACAGTAGTATGAAAGGTTATAAGCTTTACGTCCTAGGAGCAGTTGTTGCAACTGTCGCTTTTGTAGGATCGGTAACGTCTATTGTTTATGATCGTGTATCATCTAGTAAAGCCCCTGTAGAGACTCAGGTAGAGACTCAGGTAGCATCACAGCCCATACAGCAACCAAAGCCTGTTACGCTGAATAAACAGCACATTTACGAGCTGATTAACGCGGAACGAGCGAACGCAGGACTTGCACCACTCGCAACAAATACTTTACTTGAGAACTCGGCATGTGCAAAAGCTCAGCACATGATTGATAACAATTATTGGGGACATGTAGCACCAGATGGTACTCAGCCTTGGTATTTCTTTGACCAAGCTGGTTACGCATATAGTCGTGCAGGGGAAAACCTAGCATACGGTCACAACACAGAAGAAAGTGTTATCAGCGTTTGGATGAACAGCCCAACGCACAAAGAAAATATACTCGGCGATTATCAAGAGGACGGTCTGTGTGTACTCAATAACATTACTTACCAAGGCTATGTCGGCACGAACCTAATCGTCCATCACTTCGGAACACTTCGATAAAAGTCCACTAAGATAAGCAATCTCTCCTAATTACAAGGAGATTTTTTATGCAAGGCCCAGATTATCGCACATGGTTACAAGACCGATATAGCAACAGCACTGATGCAACCGTTAGACAACAGGCAGGGGCACTATTAAATGTCGTCGGTAATGATGGTGGAATAAACAAAAATTTTATCGCAAACCCGTATAGCTACGCCACACAACTAAAAGGCATACCGAACATCGACTCGACACAAGGTCAGATCCTAGGCTACGGCCCAGATGGTATGACTCGTATAAATAACGAGATGTTAAGTGCGTATAACTCACCGAATCGACAATACGGCGGTAATGCATACCCATCCCAAGTCAACGGCACATCAACAGTGTATGGCTCAGGTGGTGGCTCAGGCTACGTTGCTCCTCGCTATGACCCGAACACACTAGCTCAATTCGACCAATCAGAAGGTGTTATCAACAACTCACTCGGACGCTTAGACAATCAGCTCAACATCGCTCGCGGTAACGTCACAGGTCAATACGACAACCAAGTACGTGACCTCGATACGCAAAAAGCAAACGCTCAATCAGGTTACAACACCTCATCGACTCAGAACTCCCAAAACTTACGCAGTAACAAGAACACGATCACTGACCAATCCTCAAACGGTCTACGTGGTCTTATGCGTATGCTCGGTGCATACGGCGCTCTCGGTTCATCAGACTCTCGTGTAGCAGGTCGTGCAGTTGCAGATCAAGCTTCTCAGCAACGTGCAGGCGCTGGTCAAACATTCGCGCAAAACCAGAGTGACCTCGACACAAACTGGAACAACTACCAGACACAGTTCAACGCTAACCGTACTGGACTCGATAACTGGAAGCAAAACAACCTGAACGCCGTCGGATCTGAATCATTGACACAGCGGCAGAGCCTATTAAGCAAACTTGCTGACATCAAGGGCCAACGTGCAGCACTCATCGGTGGTTCTTACACTGGTAGCGCACAACCATACCTCGACCAAGCTAACGCATTAAACGGTCAGATCGACAACTTAGGTCGCTCAGTACAAGCTTATGCAGGTACAGCACCGAAATACGAAGCAAAACCTCTTAGCACCTACGAAACAGGTAGCGGTACAGCAGGAGTCATCGCCAACACCAACGAGGGTGGAAGCATGATGAACACTCCATATCTCTCACTGTTACTAGGTCGGGACAAGAAACAACAGTTACCATTCTTAGGATAATCTAATGGCCAACCTATTCGGCGCTCTCGGCAAATCACTCGAAGACTGGGCGTACAACACTTTTTACAGTGACACACAGAAAAAAAATGACGCAGCAGTAAAAGCAAGCAATCAGCAAGCACAAGCTCACGCACAAATGAAAGCAGGGCAGATTAACCCTGTTCAATACAAGCGACAAGCGGCTATCGCTGCTAATTCTATTGCCCCTGCTTATTCAGCTCCAGCTCCTCAGCAACAAGGATATGCGCCACAAGCGCCGAGTAGACCACAGATACAAGCTCCACGAATATCAGACATACCTAGACCGCAGTTAAACCCTACCCAGCAATTCGATAAAATCATCCAACCAAAGCCGACGATTAAGCCACCAGTACCGCAGAATAACAGCAGCGTCGGTTTTCTTGGCGGAGTAGCTCATGACATGTTTTATGGTTCGCAAAAACGCGACCTTGAAAAGTCACAGAACGCTACTAACATGCAAGCTGAAGCTCATAAGGCTTACAAAGAGGGTAAAATATCCAAACAGCAGTACGGTAGTATTCTCCGGCAAGCCGCCGATAGCGCAAACAACACAACCGCCAGAAGCCGAATAGCGCCAGAACTCAAAAAAGGTCTTAGCTATAAGGATATTGCACAAAACTCAGGCTATTCAACCGAGGAAGTTAAAGATTATGTGAAAAAATATAATCCTTCGTATGGCGACAGAGGACTTGCGATGAACGCGCTCGGAGGCGTAAAAGATTTCGGTGTGAACATGCTTAATGCTGGTGCTGGCATCGTGACTAAACCTATCCATGAGGCTACAGCTAATCGCGCCGCTGATAATGATAAGTTAAAGCAAATCAATGCTGACTTCAAAGCCGGTAACATTACTGGTGCTGCCGCCATGGAGCGCGCCCAAGCTATTGCTGACCCCTATATCAACAAAAAGGTAAACGTATCTGATGACGGCACTATAGGTGTCGGTAGTGGCAATGCACTTGATTTTCTCGGTAAATTTACTATGCAGGGTGTTGATACTGCCAGTGTGCTCCCTGTCGGTGGTGCATTTGCAAAAGGTGCTGGTGTCGGTTTGCAACAGGTAGGCAAGAGTGTCGCAGGCCCAACTCTAAGTACGGCATTGACCCGAACAGGTAATATGGCGAACGCTGTTGGTAATAACCTCATGCAAACGACCATTAACCAAACCTCGTCTAAGATCGCGGAACAGCTAGCCACAAGAGGCATGAACATCGACAAAGCTCGCATCATAGGTAATGCGCTAACCAACAACGCGAAAGAAGCTGGTATCTACGGTACTCTCCAGACTGGTTCAGACATCGCACAAGGCAACTTTACGTTAGAAGGTGCATTGATGAACTATGGTGGTCAGTTCGCACTAGGTGTAGTAGGTGAACTCGGACTAAGCACGGCCGGTACAGCACTCGGTAAGGGGATACGCACAGCTCCTACTCCTGAAAGAGTAGTAAAGGAACATCCTGAAATACAAGGTCTTGAAACAACAGCAAAACAGTATTTCGATCATCGAAACTCACTTATAGATAGAGGTTTATCACCAAACAGCACCGCAGTAAGAGCAGTTGATAACGCTATCCGCAAACTTGGCAAAGAGTACGACAAAACATACAAGCGATTGTATGAAATGCAGACATCGGGGGGTAGTGTACCTGCTGGGATGTTTGACCCGACTGGCGGAAAGCTTGGGAAACAACCAGACGTACCTAAAGAAGACCTCATCATACGAAATGATGGTGGTAAGGCTATGAGTATAGAAAAAGATCCTCTTGAAGCGTTGAAGCAAGAAGCCCTGAAGTATAAGAGTGCTGATGAGTTTGTGAAGGCTCAGGGTGAGCCCGTTTATCACGGAACTGGTAGCAAATTCGATAAGTTTGACTCTCAATTCCAAGGTCAAAACTATCGACAGGGTGAGGGTGGCTTTCACTTTACAAGCAAAAAAAGTACCGCAGAAAACTATGCTACGCTTGGCGCGCAATCACAAGGTAAAGCGTCAGGCCATGTTATTGAAGCACATCTCAAACTGAATAAACCCCTCACCGTAGAAGCTCCATCTTCAATAAGAGCAGCCGATTTTTATGATGACCATATAGGTGATATACAGCTCCAAGCTATGCAGAACGGTAATGACGGTATAATCGTCAAGGGTAACGGTGAGAACTTACATATTGCTTTAAGCCCAGATGTCATACATACCAAACAGCAACTCACCGACCTCTACAACCAAGCCCACACACAACCTACAGCCCCAAAGGTAGAAGCCCCACAAGTAACTAAGACACCCACCGTAGACCCTACCGCAGCATTGAAGCAGGAGGCGTTATCACCAGAAGCTATGAAAGTGTATGTAGCCGCTAAGAATATGCCCGATGCTCAAGTTACTGATACCCTGCGTGGTTTAACTGGCTATGAGAATACTCCGGCGCACCAAGCATTACAGCGTATAGCCAATGAAAGGAAACTTGGCGGTATAGAAACCTCACATATGGTAGTTGGCTCTAAAGAATGGAGTGACGCTCAGGCTAAACTAGCCGCACAACGCGAAGCTGCCTCAGCCCCAACTCCGAAAGCGGCAACCATGCAGGAGGGTCGCACCAATAAGGCTCTGGACGGTCAGATACGATATAACGGTACTGTCATGGATAAGCGCCAGTATATAGATGCGCTAGTTAAAGATGGGTATGCACCACAAGTTAAGAAAATCAACGGTAAAGACCGCTATGTCATGGAACACTCTACTCGAAAGGGAGACTACTATGTAGTGACTAAGACGGAGCATGACTTAGCAAAGTCTACAGCAGCCCCAAAGGTAGAAGCACCACAGCCTACCGCAGCATTGAAGCAAGAAGGTAAGGCTATGAGTGTAGAGCCTAAACCCACCCTCCAAGACGCACTAGAAGGGAAGTCTACGAAGATTAAGTCAGAACCTAAAGAACTATCCCCAACCGCTAACTCTTACGCCCACGAATATACCCCAGACGAAATCATAAAAGATACCGTAGACTACTGGTACAAACACGGCAAAGACACTAAAGGTGGTCAGATGATCGACACTACCGGCGAACTAGACGCTTACGGTAGTGGTATTAAACGTATCTCAGAACACAACCAATTTTACTCAGACTTCTACAAAGCGATGAAACGCGCTCCAACGAAAGCTGATTATGAAAAAGCCATACGAACACAGCTTGAAAAAGGTGGTGGTAACATGGTCGAGCCTGATATGGCTACTGCATACCAATTAGCAAAGGCGCGTAAAGCTGAGACAGATGCACTTGCGAATGTACAGGACACCACAGATTATTCTATGGTTTTCGACGCGCAAAAAGATGGCGGACTATCGGTAAAACAAAGTAATACACCAGTACAAGTGCGATCAAAATCAGGGCAAAAGCTCCGTAATAGTCAAGAAACTTTGAGTCGCTCTTCTCAGCAGTCGGGTCAGAAGACTCCATCGCCTGATAGTAAGGCTCGGACTGGTCAAACATATACTGATAATACTCCTCAAGCGCCATACAGTAAAGAATCCCTAAATCGTATCGAACGAGCATTAAACCCTAATGACAAGTTTGCTTACAAGAATCTGACACCAGTAGAGAAAAAATTGTATCAAGGAGAGAAAGCAAAACAGCGCCTCGCTAAATTAGAAGCTAAAGAACAAGCTCGTATTGAAAAAGCAGCACAGTTACAAAAACGACAGGACACGATAAATAACTCCCCCGACATAGATACGGAAAGTTACCTCAAAGACATGAGCAAGGCACAAAAAGATGCTGCAAAGGGAGACTCAGGTATCAGCGCTAAAGCGAGTGATTTCAAAGAGAAGTTTATAGATGATCTCTCGCCAATCGAAGATAGGCTAAATAAAGCAATCAAAAACGGTACTAGCATTGACCCTAAAGACCACATCACCTACCAGCTAGACCGTTCACGTCGCTCTGAGGGCATAACACACGCGTATATTCGAGATAATGGACTCGATAAGATTATTCAGAATGTCGATAACACTAAAGAGTTTGATCAATACCTTATCGCTCGTCACGCTAAAGAATTAGACCCAGAGATCACAACAGGGCGTGACTTAGCAAAAGATGCAGCATTAGTACGCCAGTTAGACGGCAAGTACGGTGAAGCGGCTAAAAAACTATACGCATACAACCAGAAACTTCTTGATACATCTGTAGACTACGGCCTTATAAGTAAAGAAATGGCTACAAAACTCAAGAAACAATACCCTGAGTACGTGCCGTTCAATCGTATATTCAACGAAGATGAACTCGCAAACCTATATGGCGGTGCTGGCAAAGGTAATGCGAGCATAAGCAAACAGTCCGCAATTCAGAAGATAAAAGGCTCAAAACGTGCAATTGCTAGTCCTCTCAACTCGATCATTGATAAAACCCGTGTTGTGATTGAGCAAGGTGAGCGTAACAAAGCGGCTGAAATGCTAGCAAACTACCGAAAACTAGCTGGAAATCCATTTAACCTCAAAGAGATACCTAGTACCGAAACTATAGGCAGTCGCTCTACAATCTCGTTCTTGGATAAAGGTAAAAAGCGTGTATTTGAAACCGACAAAGAAATAGCAGATGCGGCTAAGAATATGACACGCCAAGACATCGGTTTATGGGGTCGTATTGCAGCTATACCTGCTCGTGTTCTTAGAGGTGGTGCAACAAGCGCTAACGTCGGGTTTGCTGGTGCTAACGTCGTAAAAGACATCATTGGTGCAGCTATCAACTCGCGTCATCCGTTTTATATCACCGACCCTGATGCGTTTGGTAAGGCATTGGCAGCAGCTCTTAATCACAAAGGCAAATACTACCAAGAGTTAATGCGCGAAGGTGTTGCGGGCACGTCATTTGATATGTACCGCAACCCGAATAAATCAAGTGTTGGCGAAGTCCGTAGTCACAAGAACTTAGCAACTCGTACTGCATATAACGTAACGCATCCTAGCCAGTGGTATAGGACATTTGAAGATACTATCGGACGGAGTGAGGACTTTGGACGAGCACTTCAATATTACAGCAATAAGAAAGGTTTTGAGGACAAACTAGGAGTTGGTAACAAAAACGCCACTATCCTCGCAGCAGACCAAGCACGTAGTAACTCTACTAACTTCTTTAGACATGGTTCATACGGTAAAGGCATCAACCTCGCAATACCATACTGGAACGCTGGCGTACAGGGTGCGCGCATCGGCGTGAATCGTATAAAAGATCGACCAGTGCAAACCCTTACAAAGATCGGTTTTGTGATTGCAGCGCCTAGTGCGATGATTGCGATGAATAATTACGGTAACGATAAAAACCGACAAGTTATGGAAGATATACCACAGTACGAAAAGGACGGTAATATCATCATCGTTGGCCCAGACGCACGTAAGAATGAAAAAACGGGCAAATGGGAAGGCGTTACTAAAATACCTGTACCACCTCAGCACATCGGTATTCATAAAACAATTCAAGACGCTGTACGCGCCTCAATGACTGGTGAAGCATTTGATCTTGTCGGTAACTTGGGGCGCATCACTGAGGACTACACCACAGTAAATCCTACGGACGTAAAAGCAGTCGCAAGCAAGTATACTCCGCAAGGTCTCAAACTAGTCGCAGAACCGCTTTCTAACACCAACTTCTTCACCGGCAATAAAATTGTGCCGGACTCTCAGAAAAACCTACCTGCCGCCGATCAATACAACGACTACACAAGCGGTACTGCTAAAACTCTTGGTAAACTTACAAACATCTCACCACGACAGATAGATAACGCTATACGAACTGGTATGGGTGGTGCGGGTCAAAACCTTGTATATGGAGTCGATAACGCACTTGCTGCAACTGGCGTTATAGACAAGAAAGATGTTAAAGGTGAAAATCCAATTAACTCAATCACGCGTCGCTTTAGTGGGGCAGCGTCTATAAGCCCATCAGAAAAAGCAGATAAAGAGTTCTCAAAATATCGTCAGGAAGTTATGAACAGCGAAGAATACAAGAACGCGAGTCAGTATGACAAGTCACGTATGTTAAATAGGTTGCAATCTGACCTTGAAGCAGTTGCCTATGATAAAAGCGGTAAAAGTGAGTCTAAATTATCATCTAAGCAACAGTCACTTAAAGATAATGGGTTCGATAAATCAATATATACCAATCTCGATAGTAAAGTAAAAAATACTAAAGATACCGGCTGGACTGACGAATACAACGCTGCGAAATCAGCCTATGACAAAGAATCCAGCTCGTGGAATCCTGTTGAAAAAGAGAAAAAGGGTAAAGAGCTTCGCACACTAGATGTTAAAAG